GGCTGCGAACATTGAAAGCGATGCTTTCTCGATGTCGAAGGACGTAAGCAATTTCGTAAATGGGGTAGGATCAGCAAACTCCTTTGCAAACATAACCAAAGCACAAAAGGAACTGACCCTTGGGTTGGCTCCTTATGGTGATCGAGTGTATATGCACGATCCTCAAAGTGTTGTGGATATGCTGGCAGACACGAAAGGACTCTTTCAAGACTCTGGACAGATCGCAAAGCAGTACAAAGAAGGTATGCTAGGGCGCATTAGTGGATTCGATCACTATGAAAACACTTTAGTTCCTACTCATACCACTGGTACAGCAGCAGCCTCGACAGGGTATCTTGTGAACGGAGCCTCTCAAACAGGTGCATCTTTGACCGTTGACGGAGGAACCACGACGTTTTTAGTTGGGGACATAATAACCATTGCAAACGTCAATAGAGTCCATCCTGAGACTAAAGCAGATACCGGTGTTCTTCAGAACTTCGTAGTGACTGCAAACTCAGGCACCTCAGCGACAAGTCTATCCATATCACCTTCCATCGTAGCTACAGGCGGTAATCAGAATGTTAGCGGTAGTCCTGCTGACAATGCTGCTGTCAGTAAGTTAGGCGGTGCTAGTGGAGCCGATTGGACTGATACGTTGGCTTATCACAAGGACGCGTTTTGTTTCGCCACAGCAGACTTAGTGCTACCGGAGGGAGTTGATTTTGTTGCGCGAGAAGTTATGGACGGCATCTCTATGAGAATCGTCAGAGACTACTCAATCAGTGCTGATACCTTCCCTTGTAGAATAGACATCTTGTACGGATATAAAACGATCCGTCCTGAGATCGCTACAAGAGTGGGCATTAACTAAACCCCCTATTAGCCGGGGCGTAAAAACCCCGGCTTACTTTTTAGGTGAGATATGGCAACAAGTCAGGAAATCATTGATCGAGCAACGAGTCTTCTGCGCGTCCGTACTTCAGGCGTTACGTTCTCCACTGATGACGCAAGTAAAAACTCAGACGTATTTATTGCGTTTAAAAATATGCTGAATGAGTTTGGTGAAGATGGTCTAGTAAACATTCCTGAACCTTCTAGCTTGACCGCTACGCTTGACATCCCAGCAGGATCAGTTCGAGGACTTGCGTACAACCTAGCGGTAGAAGTGGCGGCAGAGTTTGGTCTTGACCCGACTCCGATTGTGTTTGAGATAGCAAAAGAAACAAAAGACCGTCTCGAAAGTGAAATTACTTTAGATATGTCTATCGATGCCAGTGATCTCAGATGGTCGCATGGCAAATACGAAATAGATAGCGACAGTTTATGAGAGCCTCAGTTCCATTAGAGTCTAGCTATCAAAGCACACGACTAGACGCAAACAGACAACAAACCTTGAATCTGTTTCCTCACACACTGAGAGGATATAGGCAGTTTCCCGGCCATGTTACCTTTGCATCGTTTCAGGCTACAGGAGAAGCGATTACAGACAGTTTAGGCTCTGCCCTGACTGATTCATCGGCTGAAGCAATAACGGCCTCAGTGACGCCCGGAGGCGCAGACAGAGGATTGATTGCGGATGGGCCAAATGGACTTTTGTATCAGGTTACAGGCTCGGCTTTGTATTCGATTGATTCGGGTGGAGGGGCGTTGTTCTTAGGTGAAGTCGTAAACAGCCCAACTCCGGTTGTGATGGCAACTGACAGAAATCAGTTAATCATTTGCACTGGAGGAACTCCCGATGCGTATGTGTACACGGTGGCAGGAGGCTTACAAGAGATTAGCGATACCGATTTACTGTTAACTAGCAGCGTGGCTTTTTTAGATTCTAGGTTTATCTATCAACAACCAGACGGATTTTTTGTTGTCTCAGCGTTGAACGATGGCACAAGCATCGCCTCTTTAGACTTTGCACAAGCTGAGGCTTTACCAGATGACTTGCTAAGGGTTTTCTCTCAAGACCAATACTTATACCTATTTGGACAGACAACGACTGAGATATGGTTTACAAGCGGCACAGGTAGGCCACCTCTTTCAAGGCAAGCAGTTTTACAACAAGGCATTTGCGGAACTTACGCTGTAGATAGTATAGATGGAGTTATCTACTTCATTGATGCAACACGAAGACCGGGAATGATCCAAGGCGAGAATTTTGCTCCTTTGTTTGTTCCTGCAATCGGAGAACAGTGGGCAGGATTTGATGAGAGTGATTTTACAAACGCAAGAGTATCAGCCTACTCTTTGCATCAGGAAAACTTTGTAGACTTTATATTCGCAGATCAATCACAAATTTGGTCGTATCACGTTACCTCAAAGACTTGGTTTGAGAAGGACTTTATTACAACGTCAGTCGTTCATGCTTTTAGCCAAGTCCTTGCTGCACATTCTGACAACAAGAAAATTTATCGATTAGACTTTTCTAACTTTCAGCAGGACGGTGCAGACATGACAAGGCGCAAAGACTTGCCTTTGATTAGCTCTGAAGTCTTAGACGTTGGAGGTGCGGAGATGGTAATCGATCAAGTAAAACTACACGTTGACACAAGTACAGCCTCAAATGTCACTTTGAAGGTTTCAAAGAACCTCAGTAGTTTTACAACGATTAACAGTCAAAGCGTTACAGGTAACAAGACGATAGATATTAACTCAGTTGGTAAATCGAGAGAAATAATCGCAAGAATAGAAACAACTGCAAATGCTCAGGTTGATATTTTAGACGCAGCCATTGATGCTCAAGTTTTGAGAGGATAAGAAATGGGACAACTAACACAAACCACGGCACAAGTTCAAAGCATCTTAAATGATAGTGATGCGTCAAATGCCGGAAATACAAGCATCAGTGATGGCTCAGACACAACAGCAACAGCGTTAAAGAAGAGTGGGTTTTTTAGTCTCGGGGCTAGTTCGTCAAATGCTCCCTCTACTGACAGATCGGTACTTATATCAGCAGTTAGAAACACCTCAGCAAGTGGTGAGATTAGATACGGTCAAATTGTATTAACAGAAAGCGGAGGGCTGTATTGGGCAGTCGATGACGGTGGTAGCTTATCAAGTTGGGCGCAAGCAATTGGCACAACTGCAACCCAAACACTTACAAACAAGACTCTTACAAGCGCGGTACTGACTACACCTCAGATAAATGACTCCTCAGCAGATCATCAGTATATCTTTGCAGCAGCCGATTTAGCTGCTGACAGAACAGTCAGTCTTCCGCTATTAGGTGGGAATGATACGTTTGTGTTTGAGGCGCATACTCAAACTCTGACAAACAAGACACTCACCTCAGCAGTTTTAAACACCGGGGTCAGTGGTTCAGCAGTCTTAGATGAGGATGACTTTGCAAGCGATTCAGCGACCAAACTTGCAACCCAGCAATCCATTAAAGCCTATATCGCAACCCAAACATCAGGAGGCGTAACAGCGTCATCCACCACAACCTTTACAAATAAAACCATCAACGCATCAAATAACACGCTTTCTAATATTCCTGTATCAGCTACAGCGTTGACTGCCGGAACAGGTATAAGTCTTAGCACTAACACGTTGAACGTAGACGCAGCACAAACAGGCATAACGTCTTTGCTCGCAACCGATATTAAGATTGGGGAGGATGATCAAACCAAAGTTGACTTTGAGACTGCTAATGAAATTCATTTGTACGCTGACAATGTAAATAAAGTAACAGTCGATGCAAATGGAATGACTCTCAACACTGGAGCTTTGTCGTTAAAAAATGGAGCAACAAGCGCAGGGAAAATAGAGTTCTTTGAAGATTCAGACAACGGTACAAACAAAGTAACTTTAATCGGCCCTGCATCTACCTCAGATTATACTTTTACTTTACCTGCTAATGATGGCGATTCAGGACAAATACTAAGCACAGACGGCTCAGGCGTGACGAGTTGGGTATCAGTGTCAACAGCAGGAATAGCAACTGGAAGTGTGACCACCGATAAGATTGCAGACGATAATGTAACCTCGGCAAAGTTGGCCCATGCTCTTGATGTTGTAACATCGCTTGGTATAGGAGGAGGGTCAACTAACGGAGTTTCAATCACTCAAGGCGCAATAGCTTTAAAAAACGGAGGCGCACAAAGTTACATTAGATTTTACTGCGAAAGCTCCAACGCTCACTATGTTGAAGTTAAAGCACCACCTCACTCTGGCTTTAGTGGTAATGTAAACTTTAGGCTTCCGGCAACTAACGGAAATGCTAACGAAGTTTTGAAATCAGATGGATCAGGCAACACAAGTTGGGGAACAGTTGCAGCAGGGCTTTCAACTGCAAAAACCTATTTCTTTGGACAAATGTAATTTTAGGAAAAAATTATGACAGTCAAAATATCGGGCGTTGATCTCAGCGCGAACACAACGGCAAATATCGGACAGGCGGGTGGCTCTGGAGGCACTTATACTGTCCATATTCTTAACCGAAGTTCATCGACAGCGTTTGTTCAGCTTGGGGTAGGAGATAGTTCTGCAACCTTTGCTAATGCTCAAAAGCTACTAGAGAACACTCAAATTGCTCCAGATGAAAGTTTAAGTTTTTCTCCAGTGGTAGCAGGGGCTAGTGATTATGTAATTGGTAGAAGCACAGTCGCTAGTGTAAACATGGTTATGATGGGGTTTGACGAATAATGGCTGGATTAATTAGAAGAAACGCACAAAAGTTTTCAACCGCAGTACCAAAATTTCCTGATCAGGATACGAGTACATGGCCTTATTTTGGGGCTGGTAACACTTATTATCATTCCATGTTTAGAAAAGGTTTTCCCGGAGGAACGGCTGGTAGATCAATTAGAACTACTACAAACGCAACAGCTTCTTTTGACGCGACGTTGTTCAACATAGACGGTACTGAATCAACAGATGGGGTTTGGAACGGAGGTATGACAGTCGCGGAAGGGGCAGGGAGTGCCAACGCAGATCAGTTTATTAGTGCGTATATGGATACGGCTGATAATGTTTGGTATATGTTGTTTTGTGACACAGGAACAAGTCCTAACACTTGGTATTTTTCTAAGGTAAATGAGGCAGGAACAGTCACAGCTATTGGAAATGCTCAACTCGGTAATTCATCAATGGATAGTGTGAATTATAACTCCAGTTATATAGGACCTTTGAGACGTTTGGGAGGGGATGGCTCTGGCAACTTTGGGCTTTATTATGTTAGTACGTCAGGAGGTAATGCTGCTGCTGCCGCACCCTATAGAGGTGTAGATATAACAATAAACGCAACTAATGGCAGTCTAAGTTACGCAGCTATGATGCCTGACACTTATGGAGATCCTTACCCTATAATGGATCGCCCAAATTTAGGGCCAAGTGATAATAATATAATTGGAGGCGTACAAGGAATGTGGTGGACTGCTGGACATGGATCGCCAAATGGAACATCAACTTTTGGAGGTTTAGCAAATTTAACTGCTGGTAAAAGCTTGCGTCACGTTATGATGGGCGGCCCCTCAATTAATAATACCCCTTGGACTAATGGGTATAACCTTTTAGTTGAAAGATCTAAAGACACTTATACATTCGGTTCGTATTATGGAACTGGGCTGTATGCTCCTAGTATTTTTAATGCTGATGAAGTCCACGCATGGTTAGACGAAATGGCGGTTTACTATGGAATATTATAAATTTGTAGCAGTAGGTATGTTTGGGGATTTAGTTTTCAAAAGTTCTGTTTGGCTTAATCTTCTAACTGAGACAGAAATGTGTGCATTCTTTAGAAGCTCTACGCAGATCATAGTTGACACTGCTTTATTGATGAACAATAGAGATGGAAAAATAAATGTAGAAAGCTCAAGGTTTGATGATGTTATGACAGCGTGTGTTGCAGAAAATATTTTTACCAATGATAGGGTAGCAGAGTTTAAGCGTGGGGTAATACGAATCAGCCCAATGGAGTGGATGGATGGCTCTAACTAATGTCTGATCTATCTCAACATGAAAAAGAATGCTTAATTCGCTATCAAAACATTGAACAGCGAATGAATCGGATTGAGGTGAGTGTCTATGCGCTCTATCCTTTTTTGGTAGGGAGTTTGCTGGCCGCAAAATTTATAGGTTAAAAAATGATCTTTGAAGTAGCCGGGATCATCAGTGCCATTAGCTCGATTAACCAAGCAGTTAGTTTAGCTAGAGACACTCAGCAAACGGCTGCAACAGTTGGAGACATGATCTCAAATCTGACAAATGCTGAATCTCGCATTTTACGATTTGAACAAAAGACAAAATCTAAACGCCCTTTAACAACTGCTGAGGCAATGAAAATCAGCCTAGCAAAAAGGGACGCTCAAGCGATTGACCGAAAATTGCATGATATGTGCCTTAGTGTAAATGGAGGCATGGAGCTTTACCGAAACGCTCAAAAGATAAAAGCAAAAGCTCAAGCAGATCACGCAAAGTTTTTAAAGACAGTTGCAAAAAAACGAGCGCAACGAAAACAAAGGATTGAGGAATACGTCACGGCCTTTGCGGTAATCTTTG